AGGGACTGAATCAATACCATCATGCGCCTGTCCGTGCAGAGCAGATCCTATTGCGGTCATAAATACGCCTGCTGCTGCGGCAGCGGCAATGGCCTGAGTAGATGCTACAGTTGGCCCCACATAGGGAACTCCAATCCATGCAGTAAAAGCGCTCAACGCAGCCATCGCAACTTGAGCCGCGGCATATTGCAATAATGCCACCCCAACGGACTGTATGAACGTTGCGGCAAAATCCTTAACGTTTAACTTCCCAGTTTCAGCCCATTGAACAATCATATCGGTCAGCCCCCTGAATGTCTGAGCGCCGATCTGTTGCATATTTGAGTATAAATCCATATATGCAGCCGCCTGATCTGTCATCCCAGAAACAAATCCAGCAGTTGAATCATTCTGTAATTCATCAAGGCCTTTATAATATTCATCCTGAATTCTTAAACGTTCACCTAGGGCCTTCTGTAGTTTTTGAGTGGCAGAATCATAATAAGACTTATCAATATCACCAGATTGATACTGCTTTAATAAGTCATCCTGTTTCGATGAAAACTGCATCTGAATGTCATTTTTGTCTCTTAATCTGTTTCTTTCTTTTTCTCCAGAGTACCTTCCGGATAAATCGTTATCGAACCCTTGTTTAACTAATTTATTTTGGCTATTAAGATTAGAAACAAGTTGGGATATTTTTAGATTTTCCTCATTAAGTTTTTTCAGGGATTTTGCTTTATCAACTTCATCAGCCATCTGCTGAAGTCTTTCTTTCTGCTTTGATGTTAATCCAGCAAGACCCCCTTGAGATATATCAAAATTTATCTTCTGTAATTCTGTTACCTCTGCTACTTTCTTCCCTGTCGTATCAATAAGAACAAGCTGTTTTTTTAAATCCAATAACCGTTGATTGAATTTATTATCTAGCCTACCTGATTTATTTCCTGATCCAGATTTTGAATTATGCTCTCCACTACCAAGCTTAAAATCAAAAACGGTATTGGATATGTCATTCAGTTCTTTAGATGCTGAAACATTATCATCAATAGCCTTTTTTCTTCCCTCAAGGGCGGCTATTTCTTTGTTGATATGATCAACTGAAGGAGCAGATCCATATCTCCTTGCTACATCCATTCCAGGAAGGCTGGCTTCATCTAATTGCTTATGAAGCACCGCAAGCCTGGTATCTATTGCATCTTTAGTATTGTACCCACTGATATCAACCTGATTAGTCAATCCAGCGTTTACACCATGTGAAAAACGTGAGGCAATTGCTGCCAATTTCCCAGCTTCAGCAGCAGTTCGAATCATGAACCCTGCTATTTGAGCAATCCCAGTAACTAAATCAGATAGCCCCTGTAAAACGTTAGGGTCGGTCAATGTTTTTCTGATGTCTTCAACAGAGTTACTAAGAGGAGATAGATCTACTTTAGCCAACCCAGTGGCTATCTCCATCTTTAGCGATGTAACGCTGTTTTCTATATCCTGAAAAAACTCATTTACTTTGATTAAATCGTCAATATCTTCCTGTTTTGGAGCGATACCGTAATCTTTAGCAAGAGAAATAAACTGTTTTAACTTTTCATTATTATTATCAAATAAAGGCAACATCTTTGATAAATCATTACCTAAACTTTCCAGTATGTTTATTTTTTCTGCTTGAGTAGACAGGTTACCAACAGCTTTACTTATTGCCAGCAATTGTTTGTCTGGTGATACCTGGGCTAATTTTTTAGCCGACAGCCCCAAATGATCTAATGCCTCAGCAGCATCACCCGACTGGTTAAGAACTGCGTCACCAATTTTATCATTGATATCTTTGAAAATGTCAGCAATATTGTCGCCTTCTAGGCCTGCTTTTTTTGCTGCAAATTGCCAGGCAAGAAGCTCTTGCGTAGACATTTTAAGGGATTTAGCTAATCTGTCGCTTTCAACAACATGTTGTGATGTATTTTTTAAAAGAGTAAATCCGGCCACAGCAGCTGTTGTTGCAATAGCGGCCATTCCAGCAACGGCTGCACCTGCTAATTTTATATTAGACTGAACTCTTCTTCTCCAATCGTCAGATGATCGTTCGGCCCTATCCATGCCTGCGACAAATCCGCCAACGCGAGCAACAAGATCCAGAGTCAGAGTGCCTAGAGATCGACCTGCCATATATCCCCCAAAAACAAAAAAACCCGATTTTTCGGGGTTTTAAATGTTTTACATATTTAATTTACCCTTCCTATATATCCGGCGTTAACCTGTGCATCCGCAGAATCTATTTTACCGTGAGAATAAAACATAGTATGAGATTCAATTCCGGTATAAGCACCATAGGAGTTTTTAGCGTTTAACGTTATTGGAATTATCCAGCCATAACGTATAGCCCCACCTGACTCTGCAAGTATTCCATCTTTAAACCATGCTTTTTCTGGCGTACTAAAAGTAAATTTCGACGAATATGGATCCTTTAGTCTATTTGACCACCAATCTTTAATCTGTTGTTGATAATCATTCGGCAACTGACCATAGTCAGCAGCATCCATCTCAATTTTACTCGGTGGCGTTACTGAGCAAGCCGTTAAAAAACACACAAAGACAAAAACCAGTAATCTTTTCATATGCATCCCCAATTAATAGACATTTCGATAATAGGGGCTATTTAGTGACAATTGAAGAGATTAGATCCAGTTTTTCATCGCATCTTCCAGAGATATAGGTTGTTCATTAATGTATGATGTGAAATCAGTCACCTTGAAAGGTGGGGAGTCCTTACCTCTGTATACGTTGGCAATGACCGATGCAATCAGCGCTGTCCCCCACTCTGTGCGGATCACATGGTTAAGCGAACCGTACTTCTCCCTGTATTTCTCCCAAATCCTGATTTCTCTGATGCTCAAACGCTCCTGAGCCTCAGCAATAGTGCAACCGCCAATGCCATTCAGAACTAACTCACAGAAGAACTCATCCTCCCCAGTTAGCTCGATGGCTTCCCCAGTTCATTTACCTGCTGAATTGCCACCAGCAATGCAACAACAATATTTCCGTCCATAGGGCCACGCTCAGGATCAGCTTTACCCAAAATATCATCAGCAGTAAATACAGCGTCCCCGTTTTCATCACAGATATGAGCCGCAATACGTTCAGCTACCGGATCACTTTTCCCCTGGTACGACAGCAGATCAGCTTTCGTTGAGTGATAGCCCATTGGACGAACATATGTTGTCGCTTTGTGTTTAACGCCGCCAGATTCCCATTCAATTTCTTTTTTTACCGGGCGACCAGTGAATGAACCAGTACCTTTCAGTGTATCAATTGTGAGTAACATAAAATCTCCTGTAGTGCGGAGCAGTTGCCCCGCTAATTAATCAGACGCCTTCAACTGGTTCTGTGTCTTCAACCTTACGCACCCACACGCTAGGCCCTGAGCGCTGAATAGTGGCAGAGGTTGTTACAACTGCATTAGCCTGAAAATCGAATGGAAAATCGGAAACGTAGCCCTGGAAAACAAAGAATGTCCGATCTTCCGGCAAAATCATTCCATCAACAGAACCAGCCCCCGTTCCTGCCGTTGGGATTGAATCACCATCAGCCCAGCCAACAGCAAAAGTGAGAATCTCGTCATCATCGGATTCAGACAGCTGATGCAACATGATATGACTGTCGTTGCGGGGATCGGCATTAAGCGTAACGGTTGCTGATGCTGGGGTTCGTAAGCCTTTCTTATAAGTTCGGGAATTTCGTTCGCTAAGGCATGTGTCCTCGATCTGATCTGCTGGGTTTCCGCCTGGGCTGAATGACGTAATACATTCAACCTCGCTGATAACACTATCTTTCAAAACAAAAAACTGAGTGCCCTGAGTAAGGACTGACATAGGATTATCTCCAATAAAAAACCCGCTTGATTAAGCGGGTCAGTGATTAGCGAAGTGCTATCCAGTCAACATCGAATGAATAGCGGTATCGTTTTGTTTCTGGATCACGCCCCTGATTCCCCCATCGCGTAATATAAGCGTGGGGTTCAACCGCATCCCGAAGAGCGCGAGCGACTGAAATAACCTCAGTGGGCGTATCAGCATAGACATCTACCTGAATGCTGTATGAGTCAGCATCAGGTCGCTGGGAGAGATAATTTTCCGGCATACCGCCAATCCCCTGCCAGACTGCATAGGGATAAACAACGTCATCATCCTGCATTCCGAACGGATATAACCTGACCGGATCAGTCCCCAGCAGTGCTGTGACAGAAGGCGATGCGGAACAAACGGAAAATATCGGTGCAATCATGTACCACCTCCACCAGAACGTCGGATAGCGCGATCAATCGCCTTTTCGTATTCAGTAATGAATGTACTGGCGACCTGGTTAAGGTTGTTCTCGAGCGCCGGACGCATAAATGGGCGCGCTGCCATTTTTTCCGTGCCAAACTCAAGCAGACGCCAGTGCGGTGTAGGTGATCCAGATGACAGATTAGGATGGTCTTTCAACTTAGCGCCGCCCAGAATGCCAACTCTGAAAGCAAGATTCCCCGTCTTTTTAAAAACCTGACCATTCCATCTGACCGCAACATTTTTAGCGATACTGCGGCCCGTTCCAGGGTCATCCATCCGCAAAGCGGCTGCTCTGGCACTGGCGGCAACAATATTTGCCGCTTTACGCAGAGCGAATCGCCCACCTTTTTTCTTCACATCCAGATTCAAACCTTCCAGCTTTTGCAGCAGAGAATCCAGCCCAGTCAGGTCAAAATCAACGCCGTCAGCCATCATTTACCCCCATAGAGCATGGAATAGTCAGATACTCCTTCCCACTTTTGTTGTCTGCCAGAGCCCCTGCAATATTGTAAATAACCCCCTGATGCACAATCCGATTCCGGCTTGTTACCCCTCTTCTGAACCGGATAACAATTCTGGTAGTGATCGAACTGTTAACGGCCTGAGCCGCAATAAACTCACGGGCAGACAAGTCGGTTATTTCAGCCCAGGTGGTCACAACATCACGCCAGCCATTAATAACCGCTCCCGTTTCCGGGTCTTGTGATTTAACTGGCTCCTGAATCGTTACGCGATGGCGCAATCGTCCAGCCTGCATGATCACCCCCTGGGTTTTCCACTGAGATAAGAAGATGGCTCTTCTGGTTCTTCGTCATCCCGTTCATCAATAAGCTGTAAAATTACTGCAATCAGAGACTCATTCGACTCTGCCAGGCGGGTGATTGCCGCTGTTTGCTGGCTGATTGCTGCCGTCAACTGAGATATTTCCGTTGGTGGGTTTTCGGTTGGCTCTTTCATACGCTACTTTCATCCACTTTTTTAGCCACTCACGGCGGCGCTGGCACCCAGAGCAGGCCATTAGTTCCATCTCCGGTTTAGAAAGAGAATATCGTCAACCCCATAAGGAATATCAGAAAGACCCTGCCCAGAAGCCTCTCTGTTGGCATACCAGTGACCAATAAGGAGCAGCATTGCAGCCCATATGCCTTTAGTGAAAATGATCTCTCTTGGTGGGGGGGTATTGGATGAAGTTGGTGTGAAATTCTCTACCAAAACGCCATCGCAATATTTTTCAGCATAATCAGCAGCGGCCTGCGCATATGCAATGATCAGTTGATCTTCACTACTATCATCAACACGCAGATGGTCCCTGATCTGAGCCAGCATCTCATCGGTAATATCCATAATGATAAGGGCGGGCTCCCCCGCCCCCTCCATTAAGAACCTTCAGGTTCTGTATCAAAAGTACCTTTGATAAGAGCTGTCGGACGATAATGCGCCAGTGCCAGACGTTCTTCACAAAGAATTGTGAGCATGTTTTTCACGAAGTTATCGCGGTCTTCCCGGCTAACTTCAATAGTGGCATCCATGCGATCCCATACCTGTGAAGCCATATCAAAACCACCAACAGTGAACGTACCCTGCGCCTGAGCGCGTGTAGGAACTACCGGAAGCCCCCACATCACATTGCTGGTAAAGGCTTGCGGGCCACCGAAGATATAACGCCCCTGACTGTCCTTCAGCAGTGCAATGCTGTGCCAGTCTCGCGGGTTGAGAATGATTCCTGATGCGCTAAATTCAGATTCTGTTACCTGGAAAATAGCGTGAGCGATGATATCTGCACGAGTATCACCCGTTGCATTCAGAGCAGTGTCATATGCAGTTGCAACATGGTTGATACCTTCCAGGTCATCACCAGAGCCGTCACCATTTAACAGCTGACGCTCTTCTTCTAACGCCAGACCAAACAGCAGGCGGTTGTTGACGTAGGATTCAAGCATAGGCGCATCATCCATCACCTGGCGTGATGCCTGAATCCAGTGTGCGATAGTTTTCACATTAGCCGTCTGTTTGCTGAATGTGATGTCGGATTCTGGTTTCAGCGCTTTTTCTGCCACGCTGGCTGCATTATTGGTAAACAATTCTTCGCGTACATATTCCAGGGAGTTGCTGGAAATTCGTCCCTGCGCGAGGAGATCACGAATGGTAAGGCGACGCAGCCCAGGAACAATAATCCCCGGAACCTGCATAGGCTGAATCAGCGCGCCAGCAGACGCAGCACTACTACCAAGAGATTTATTAAAGGTTTTCGCTTCAAAATTGCCTTTACTACCATTCCATGACTTAACCAGATCTTCCGCTGCTCTTTCAGAGAAAGATTTCTTTTCACCAGGATTGTCAGGGCTGGAAGAAAATTTCTGTTCGAGATCAAAGAGGCGCTGACCCGTTTTGGTCATCTCCTCGTTAATCTTTATAAGGTCGTCCTGTAGCTGTTTAGAGATCGTGCCACTACTCTCGATCTGTTTTTTCTGTTCGTCGAAGAGTCCCTGTAATTTACTTTGTGAATCTTCCAGGGCTTTCTGAATTTGAGCGAGTTCGGACATATTATTTTCCTAATGTCTGATGAAAATTAGAGATGCTCTTGATCAGAGCGCTGATATCTTTGTTTTCGCCGCTTTCGGACTCGCTCCGAACCGCTGACTTAAACCGGGCAATAAGCCCTACTGCCTGTGACTTGCTGAGGCCGACTGAATCCCTCAGCCAGGCTTCAACATCACGAATGGTTTCAATGCCATCAATACTTTTCATAGAATCCACACCTGCCAGCTCATTAGCTGGAAATGTGCAGACACTGATTTCTCTCAGCCACGAAATATTTTTGAATATCCGACCACCATTAGTCGGTGAAATGCTGTAATCATCTTTTGTTACTGCAAAACCAACTGACATCCCCTCAACAGTGCCGTGAAGCATTGCCGCTTTAAGGTCACTTGCTGCACTGTTACCCGGTGTCAGCTGCCCGCGAACATAAAGACCTTTGCTGTCTTCTTCGAGAGCGTCCCATTTGCCAACGGGTATTTCCCATTGCCGATGATTAAAAAACATGGCCACTTTACGCGTCTGTTTCTCAAGTGTGTTTTTGTAAGCGCCCGGCAGGATAATATCGCCATCAGAATCAATATTGCCAAAAACAGAGGCGTACCCCTCAAAAATCCCCTGCTTTCCATCCCCGGAAAACTTTATTTCTGTTTCATCGAAAGAAAGTGTTTTGATGATGTCAGGCATCATGTCCCCCATAAAAATTAAGCCCCGTCATTGCGGGGCTGTGTGGTATTTCCGAGGTCTGTAATTGGCACATATTGCGCCTGTCGCATAGCAACATCACCACCAGGGACTGGAGGATAGTTATCAAGCCTCCGCATTTCGTTGATAGTTCGCAGGCCGGCTTCTCCCATCGCTTTCATAAAGGCTGCGCGAGATGCTGAGTCACCACGCAACAGACCATCAAGATTATGTTCTGCGTGATATACACCAACCTGATCCGTATTAAGCAACCAGCGCTGAATACCGTTTTCCCATCGGGAAATATAGGGTTGCAGGGTGTACTGAAGAAAACCCAGGTTCTGTTGCTCTATCCCCGTTCCCCAGCTCGTGCTTTTCTCAACATCCCCAACCAGATGAGGAGGAACGCCGAAGAACCTTGCCAGCTCGCTAACCTGAAACTTGCGGGATGCCATCGTCTCAGCATCCTGGGGGGTTACACCTATATCCTGGGCCTGAAAGTTAGCCTCCAGTATCCACAGGCGCTTTTTCACTGGGCCGCCTGCAATCTCTTTGAAATTTTCTTCCAGTTGCCCACGCTGCTCTTTTGTCAGAACCCGGTCACCAGTTGTCAGAATTTTGGGTGATTTTGCACCGTTAGCGTAGAATTCCCGCTGCTGATCTTCCATTGCAACCGCTACGCCCGCTGTCTTACAGGCGTGTGCGATAGGGGATAAGCCAACCAAACCACTAAAACCAAACCCCTTCAGGTGAAAGATATCTTTCTGAGAAAAATTCGCAAATTCATGATCTCGCTGGTAGCGATAGATAATCTTTCTACCCTCCAGCCGGACATCCATGTTTGCGGAAAGCAGAGGAAGAAGGCTGATTACATCGCCAATACTATTTCGCTCAATAAGTGCATACGCATTGCCGTAAAAGCAAAGTTGCATGGTCATGGCCTCACGAAACTCTTGTGCAGTCATGTACTGATTTGGCGAGTAACGAAGGAGTCGAGCCAGAGGATTACTCAGCCCAACCTTTTTCCGGTTGTCCTCCTTATCTGTCTCAAAAACATCCAGTGGCAAACTCGCAGTTAGTGTAGAAATCAGAGAAACACAGCGCCATACCGTGGAAATTTGCAGAATGCGCTCGTCTGTGATCTGAGAATCTCCGAGAGACCCGCTGGCTGAGACGGGACCTGTTTGCGATCCCTGATCCGGTGTTACCAGCCTTCCACCGACAAACCAGGTTGCCAGACGCGCCCACCAGCCGTTATTTGTTCGCAAATCAATGCTGTAATTTGTCTCGTCCATCACATGCTCAACGGTTGTGAGAAGAAGTCATCAATATCACCGTCGTCAGCGATATCACCCTCTGAGGCACCGATCGCCATCGCAGATGCCACAACACCATCAATGCGCCCGGTACTTTTCTTTTTGGCAAAAATACGGTTTTCTTTCTGATCGGCTTCAGTGACTGCGGAAGCGGCATTCCAGCGAAGACAGGGGTTCGTTTTAATAACGATTGCGCCGTCATCCAGCATCTGTTCGAACAGTTCGATGGAATGAGGCATCCACAAGCCGGAGTCCTGGGCTTTGTAATACCCCTGCCCATGCGGAATCAGCGGTACTGACACCCCGGCATCATCAAGTTCCGGCTCAAGATACTTCATCCGGTACTGGTCAAATGCGATAGCTTTAATGTCGAACTGCATGGAAAGATCAGCGATACGCTCAGCGACAAACCCGTACTTCACAGCTTTCCCTGGAGTTGCATGGATATAACCACTACGTTCCCAGGCATCGTAAGGAACACGGTCGGTTTTAGCCCTGTCCAGTAACGTTTCCTTCGGCGTCCAGAACTCCACCAGCAGCTTGTTACGCTTTGGAAAGAAAAGCGCCAGCGCGGTGAGATCACGCGTACCAGACAAGTCCAGACCGCCGTAACACTCTTCGCCAGTTAATTCAGACAGGTCGAAATCATCTTCGCAGCCCATCCAGACATCGCTACTCATCCACGGGTTGTCTGCATCTACCCACTGACAGAAATTCAGCCGCCGGACAATACTCTCTTTAGATGGCATCCCCCGCGCTTGGGTGACCTGCTCCCGCAGATAGCGATCAGTAAATGTATGCCCTAGCGATGGGTTGGCCTTTTTCCAGCATGACTCGTCTTTAAACGGATCATCGCCTTCATCAAGGGAACAAATAAAGGAAAAGAAGCTGTCATCTTCAATCGAACCGTCAGCAACCTTCCGCCCGTATTCGTGATAGTCATAACAAACACTGGTTTTGTCGTGACCGGAGTTTGTGATCATAAAAATTAATGCCTGGCGACGACCTTTCGTCCCCGCTCGCATCATCTCTACAACCTGATTGTTCTTGTGTTCGTGGATTTCATCAATCAGAGCACAGTGTGGGCGCGGGCCAGACTGACCATCATCAGAGCTGATAGGGCGGAAAAATGAACCTTTCTGCAAAAATGCCAGATTCCATTCTTTCCCAGCACCGCCTGATTTGCTGATTCGTTGTGCCAGTGCTGGCGACTGATCCACCATAGCAACAGCATCACGAAACAGGATCATCGCCTGGTCTTTCTTCGTCGCTGCTGCATATACTTCAGCGCGGGGTTCTTGATCAGCCGTCAGGCAATATAATCCAACGCCAGCTGATAATGGGGATTTACCTGATCCTTTGCCAGATTCAACGTATACCATTCTAAAGCGGCGATAATCATCTGAATTTTTCCAGCCAAATATCGAACCGACAATGAAACACTGCCAGGGAAGAAGGTGGAATGGTTGGCCTTCGTGTTCACCACCATTCAGCTTCAGAACCTTTGCAAAAAAGTCTATTGCCCGCTGTACTGCTACAACATCCCATCTGAGGCCACGAGCATGAGCAGATTCAAGATCGGCAAGATGCCGTTTGCAGGAATTTCTAATATCTGGCCCGGCAATTTCTTTGCCGGACGTAACG